AAACAAAAATTATCAAAAGGTAGTCAACTAGCAGGTATCAATCAAACAAATAAGAAACAATTAGCAGTTCTTATGGGTTTATATGATGAAGAAGTAACACAAATACATGGTAGAGGTGATTATGGCAGAAATAATGCTAAAGGCTCTCTATGGTGTGCTTATCAATCAGCAACAGCATGGTCTACTCATCTTAATGATATTGTTAAAGATGAAACAAAAAAATACATTGTTGAAGTTGATAGACAAAATTCAGTATCAGATATGATAAATTCTGATGCTTGGAAGCAATTAGAAACTGTTTAGGAGGAAAATATGAGAATATTGCTTTTAATTATAACTATGGGAATTGCATCTTGCAGTTCCCCTAAACATAAAACAGTAACTTTAGGTTCTGAAGTGCCACAAGGTAAAGCTGAATTGATACATGAAAAACATATGTTTCAAATGTCTAGGCAAGAAACAATAAATGCCATCAATGATTGTCATTCTGCAAATTTAAGAGCAATCATTTATCATAGTAGATTAAAAGTAACTGGTAGATTTATACCAATACCTGTATCTATTCAATGTGCGCCTAAAATTCAATAATAAGGAGAGGGAGAAACTTTAAAATTTCTCCCTTAATTATGCAGATTCTAAATTATTTAATTAATTAAGATTCATAACTAGAATTTTATATTAAAATAAAAAAATTTATTTGTCCATATTTTTTTAGGACTGGCACTGAGTTCGATTTGGATTCCAGAAGCAGTTCGAATCCAATTCCAGACTGAGTCCAACTAATAAAAAATAGTTTAAAAAAGAACACATTATGTGTTGACTTTTATAATTATAAATATTATAATATATGTATAATCATTAAGAAAGGGAGAAAACAATATGATTTATTCTTATGATGCAATTGATAAAATTGAAAATTTTTCTGATGAACAAGTAATACAATTTTATCATAATGCTTATGAAACATTCGTTTTTGCTTTAGGACATTCTAAAGGACAACGTAATGAATTTGCGAAGAATTTTTACAAAGAAGAACTCGCAAAAAGAGGTATTAAAAACATACCTGATAGAAAAGGTGTTTTTAATGGTAGTGGAACTTCTTAACAAACAGAATAAAATTGAGGGATTAATTTCCCTCTTTTTTATATTTTTTAACACAATATGTGTTGACATTTAGAATTATAAATATTATAATCTATATATAAAGATTTTCATGGGAGAAAACAAATGACAATAAAAATAACAAAAAAAATAAACAAAATAAAAATTGATGATATACCATTAATTCAAACTGTTTTTGCAAAAAGATGGTATTGTGGAAAGTATGAATATCATAGTTTAGCAGGAGGAGCACCAGACAAATGCAAACCTATTGGAATATTTACAAGTCCAAAAAATAATAAACAATACATGATATTAAAAGGATTTGATAAAGGTTGCATGGTTAGATTTGCAACATATTATAATGTTGTTGAATTACATTCTGAAATTCATACTAATGAGATTGAATATAATAAATTCAATAACCCATTGGAGAAATTACAATTTGATACAATTTTAGATGAAAATATTGGTTTGTATTCCCAAAAAAGATTTCCTAATCTTAATGAAATTAAATATTATTTTGAAAATACAGAACAATTTAAATTTTTTGAATCTAAATTATAAACACAAAATGTGTTGACTTATTAACCAATTAATATAATATAATAATATAACGTTTTATGGGAGAAACAAATGACACCACAAGAAAAAGAATATAATCAATATCTTAAAGATAACATTACACATTATCTTGTAAGTGAATTTCTAGGCAGAGGTCAATACAGAAAGACAAAATTTATCTCTTTTAACAAAGCAAAATGTTTTTATTTTTCTTTGAAAGAAGATAATCCTATTTGTCAATGTGCATTATATGGCATATCAGAGCCTAAAGACAAATTATATCCTATCAATGTATTGATGGAGAATTTAGATGTATAAATTAGAATTATCAAAAGAAGAATTACATTGTATAATTATGGCAAATATGGATTATGCTGAAAAATTATGTACTCAACACAATGATAAACCATTTGATGCTCAAAAAAGGTATGAATTGGTTGTTAATTTAGAAACAAAATTACAAGGTGTTTGGAATAAAGGAGATAAGATTGATGGAAAATAGATATTATGTTAAGATAAGATTATATGATAATTTACCAGATATGCCACAACATGGAAAATATTTACAATTTATGATTGAAGCAGATTCAGAAGAAGAAATAAAAATGATGATTTCAACAAAGCATACTATAACATTGCTACAACTTGTTGATTAAAGAATTGGGCTCCGTGGAAAGCATTTGTTTTCTCCCAACCCCACTATAAATAGGCATGCTAAGGTCGGAGATAGGTATGCCACCGTTAATAGAAATATCCAAATAAGAAAGAATATCCCCAAACACCTAAAGTTAAATATATAAAATCTTCGTTATTCATGTATTTTTCTGTTTGTACAAATATAAAAGTAAAAATATAAAACCAATGATTGTTAATGTTAATAAACCAATAGCAAAACCATTTATGATTTTATGTAATCTTTCTTTTCTTTTATAAAAATTTTCCTGTCTTTCTTTTCTTATTTTACCTTCCATAGCAAGTAATTCATTCCATGCTTGTGGTCCAAATGAAAGACTTAAATATTGTTTTAATTCATATCTTTGTTGTTCTAATTTTTTTTTAGCGGCAAAAGCTTCAAGTGCTTGTTGTTCTATAGAACTTGCATACATAAGTTTTTTAAATAATGGTGGATTTTTTGCTTCTTTTTCTGCTTGGTCAACATCTGATACTGCACTCATCCATTTTCCAATTTGTGATGCCATCTGGTCTATATCTTGACCAATTGCAAATCCTTGTTTTATGGTATTAAATGCTTTAGTGGCAACACCAATAGCACCTGCAATTGTTAATGGGTCCATTTTACCTCACAAGCAAACCTATTAATAAGACAATAGTTGTACCTGCTGTTCCTATCATAATATGTTCTATTCGTTTAATTCTCAATATAGTTTCTTTCCATCTTTCAGCACAAACTGCTTCATGTGTGTCTATTTGAGATTTTACCTCTTGTGTACTTAATTTTGGCATATAATATTGTATTACTCCCCACATTATGTTGAATCTAAAGTTTGCATAATTTTTCGTTTTGCAGATGTAGATAAACCTTTTACAAACTCAGGCACTGCATCATTTTGTTCTGATGCTAAAGCACCAAGTGAAAAATTAATGTTTGGCTCATCAAATGAAACATTTGTTGCAGTTGTTTGTCCACTTGCCGATGCAGTTCCACCTCTTACAACATTAATAATTGTATTTAGTTTTTGTAATGCTAATTGCCTTGAATTAATATCAGTAAGAGCTTTTTTTAACAATTCTGCATCTTCTGTAACAATTAATTGTACAACTTGTTCTAATTGTTTGTCTGATAAACCTTTTGTTTTTTCTGGTAAAAATTTTTTAATTAAAGGAATTCCAGATAAAAAATTTCCACTTATCACACTTGCTAAATTACTTGCATCTTCAACAGTTCCAATATTTTTTACTCGTTCTTGTGTAATTGCAGTTGGACTTCCACCTAAAATTTTACCTTTTGCCATAATAGAACCTTCAGCAATTTCGCCTTTTGTTAATAGGTCATCTAATTGATTTTTTGGAAAAATTTTAGTTAATATTATTCTTTCTTTACTATCAGGACGATTTAAATCTCTTATAAATGTATTTTTCGCTGTCCTAGATTTTGATATCTTGTTTTTTATTGAACGAGCTATACCTTCTCTAAATGAATTTAATAACTCTGCATCATTTAAATTTATTACTTCATTAATTCTTATTTCTGCTTCATCAACATTTTTACCTAATAATTTATTTCCTTCTTCAAATAAATCACTTCCTAATTCTATTTTAGCCCAATTTGCTCTTGTATTTTTTAATTCTGGTGATATTTCATCTAATTTATTTTTTAAAGACATTGCTAAATTAGTAACAACATCTGCCTCTTCATTTTTTGGCATTCTTCTTAATTCTAAAGCTTTATCTCTGATAATTCTATATATGCTTTCTCCAGTTTCTAAATTAATATCTTTGGATAATATATAGCCATCTTTTGTTTTTTCAAACAATGTTGGCAACCCTTTTGCTTTTAAAATTCTGTTTACATCTTTTGTCAATCTTTGTGGCTCATAACTATTTACAATGTTTAAAACTAAATTATTTAAATTTTCATCACTTAAATTATCATATTGTTGAAAAATTTTATTGTATGCTTCTGACTCTAATTTTTTTACTTCTTTTGTTGATTTTTGAACTAAATCTAAAATATTTGCAGAACCTTTTTTTGGTGCTAATCCTTTTATTGTTGTATCTACAACTGATTTAATATTTTTATCCTCTCTTTTAGTCAATGAATCTCTTAATTGACCTGCACCAGCAGTTCCTTTAGAATAAATAGCTCTTATTTCAGTAGCAACTTCAGGACTTAATTCAGGAAATGTTTTACCTTTTCCAACTTCTTCAATTACTTCTTCTATTGGTATTCCTGCAGTATTGGCTATTCTTACAATTTCATCTTCTGCTTTTTTGCCTATTTGTCCTAAAATTGCTCTTTTTAATTTCCCTGTAGTTCCTTTTATAACTTTTCCACCTACATCAACAGTTTTTGAAAAAATTGGACCTGCTATTGCTGATAATGTTGTATCTACTGCAACATTAATTGGATTTTCAACAATTCTTTCTACAACATCACCTTCTTTTTCTCCAACAGAAGAAACTAAACCACTTGTTCCTGCAATAGCCATCGCTCTAGCACCTGTTACAGGTAAACTTGCGCCAAATGTAAATGGCATAGTTAAAATTCCAGTAGTCAAGGCTCCACCAATCTCATATTTTAATGAACCATCTTTTGTTCTAGCTTTTTCAATTAAATCTCGTTCAATCTTTATTAATTCATCATAAGATTTATCAGAATATAATGATTGAAAACCAGCAATTGCTTCATCACTAAAATTCATAGATAAACCTTGAGAAAATAACCTTATTCTATCAAAATTATTTAAACCTTCTTCTTTTGTAGGTGCATTTTTGATATTTAATTTTTTTGCTTTATCTTCTATTCTTTTTATTTGTTCTTCACTCATCTATTCTCCAATAAATCATCAATTCTTCGTTCTATTGCAAATAAAATTACAGGATTACTTTTTACATTTTTTGCTCTTAGCATAAATTGCAATTGTGAAAGATTTAAATTGTTTACAAAATCTTTTAATTTCTTATCTACATCTTCTGGTATTGGTTTAAGTGTTCCAATATCATCTGCATCTTCTTTTTGTATATATAAATCATAATTTATATTTCTTGGTATTCTTACATTATATCCTGTTACATCATATTTTTTTGGCTTAATTAAATATAAATCAGAATCTATACCAAATGCTTTACTAAATAATTTTTCTTTTGTATTTTTATTATCCAATAAACTAATTTGTTTATCGTAATATGCATAAGCACCATCTCTAAAACTTTTTCTTTGTGTATCAGTTAAACGACCTTCACCTAAAAGACTATTATATACATTAGCTAAATAATTAAACATACTTGATGTTGATTGAGCTTGTTGTTGTTCACCTTCTCTAACAACAGAACGAGGGTCTAACATTTTCATGTATGCAAATATCATACTTAAATCAGCAACTTTTGGTTCATCTAAAGTATATGCTTGGTCATATGACACTAATACTTTATTAAATGTTTGTTCTAATTCTTGAAAATCTTTAACTTCTTTTGATTTTAGATATTCTTTTGATAATTTCATTAAATTATCTTTTTGAATTTTATTTAATTCTACAACTGGTTTTGTGTCTGTTTCTGAAATTGTAACTGTAGATACATTATCATTTTTAGATTGAGCATTAATACTGTAATCAATAAATTTATTGTTATCATCAAATACTCTTTTACCTGCTTGTGGTCCATCTTTGTAAATCTTTCTACCAAAAGGGTCATCAATTATCTTTATGTCTGTTGTTTTTGGTATTTGAGTAGTTAATTTATTTTGAGCATCAGGTTGTAATACACTAAATTGTTTTTGTGTAAGAAAAAGATTATCACCTTTTTTGTATGTAACACCATTAATAGTAACAGGTTCTTGTGCAATATATTCTTTAGAAGCACTTGTTTTTCCAAATTTATCAAATAGTTGTAATCCTAAAGTTGCTCGTGTCATATCTCGTTTTTCTTGAGCCTCTTTATCAGCTAAATATTGTCTTGCACCTGTTACAACACCACTACTTATAGCGCCAACTGCTGTTGCACCGGGTTGTGATGCTTTTTGAGCAATATCTGCTGATGCAATTAAAGTAATTAAAGCTGGGTCAATAGGTTTTCTTCTAGGTGCTAATTGATTAATAATATTTTGTAATGCACCACCTTGAACTTGATTCATGTTAGTGGCTGAAACACCTCTTACATTACCCATAGATTTGAGTAAATTTAATATGTTGTCTGAACCTGTACTTTCAATTGCCATTATGATTTTCTCGTTCCTAATGCATATAGACTTGCAAGAGTGCCTAAACCACCTAATGTTTGTCCATAAATACTTGGTTGTTGTAAATATTGTGTGCCAGATGCCATTTGTTTTGTTAATGTATCATAAGGAATACCTTGTAAAGCACCTAAAGCAAAATTCAACATTTCAAATGGATATGAAGATTGTGCTAAAAAATCACCATAAGCTGTATCTAATGCTCTCTGGTCTAATTCTCTTTCTGCTTGTCCTGCAGTTAACAATCCACTTGCTTCTTGTTCTTGTAATGCCTGTGTTAATGGTGCTAATGCAGATAATTCCTGTGTAGCTCTTAATCTTGATGCTTCATCTGTTTCAAAATCTGTTCTATCTGCCATTCTATCAGAATCAAATCTTTGTGATGCAAATTCTAATGCTTCTCGTCCTGCTTGTCTGCGTAAATCTGAACCTGCTCTGGCTATTTCTGCATCTGTTAATGCTTCTCTTACACCTAATCTTGAACCACCAAATGCACCTGCTCTTATAGCATCTGCACTATTTTGTGTTTGTCGTTGTTGTCTTTCTCTCTCTAATTGTTCCAATGCAGGGTCAATAGCTGTTTGATATACATCTTGATATTGTCTGGCTGTGTCCATATCAAATGGTCCAAAACCTTCATATCCTTGACCTAATGTTCCTGCCATTGCAGTTGCATCATCTAACACACCTTGATAGGCTGTATTGTCTGCTAATAAATCTAAACCTGCTCTTTCTCTTTCTGTTAATCTTAATGGATTACCTTCTGCATCTGTTCCATAAGTTGCAAATCTAGGACCCTCAAATTGTGGCATTTCACTTGATGCTAATTCCCTAGCTTGTTCATAGATTTCTTTTCCACCTGCCGCTACAAAACCGGGCAATTGTGTTGTGCCGACAGTTTCTTTATAATCTGGTAATGGTGTTGCTGATGTAGTACACAAACCACCCATTTAAACCTCCATAAATGTTGAGCCTACTTTTTGTAGACCTATTTTTGTAAAAAATTTATCTTTTCTATCCATATCTCCAGAAAAAATGTGTCCTAATCTTAATTTTAATTTTGCTTCTTTTGTTATTTTCATAAAACTTTTTAATAATCTTATAGCAATTGTACTCTTTCTATTGTTTTTATAAACATAAAACCATGCATCAGCTATATATTTTTCATCTGACCACCAATCCTCAACAATTTGACCACCAATACTACCAACAATCGTTTTATCTTTCTCAGCAACTAATATTAAACCATTATGTATTAAATGACTGATTTTATTGATTAATTTAACAGAATTTATATTTGGTATATTAATAATTGTCTCCTTGTGCATTGTGTACAATAAATGAATTAATGCAGAAATATCTAAAATTGTAGCTTTTCTTATAATCATGTAACATTAGCCAAAGCACCCATATTATCTTCTGGCATTGATTGTCTTTGTGGTTCTTCTTGCATCTGATTTTCTTCCATGCCACCAATCTGTTCAATCAATTGTGCTAATTCTGGTAATAATTTAATTAAAACACTCATAACATCTGGTGTAATTGCAGAATCTAATTTTTGCAATTCTTCTGGTGTCATTTCTGCTAATCTTGACATTAAAACAATCTGTATACTTTCAGATGGTTTTTTTAAATTTTCTTTTGCTTCTTCTGGCATATTTATACCCATATCTTCAAGTGCCATTATTTTCTCCTGTATATAAAATAGAATAATCTTTTGGTTTATTGAAATAACCTATTACATAACAAAATGGTTCAAATATCTTTCTGTAGATTTTACCAAAATAATCTGGTTTATTAGATAATCCCATTATGTATTTGATTTCATTGCATCTATGTTGAGCAACATGCTTCCAAAACTTTACATATTTACCTTTTCTCATCTTTTGAACAACATTAATTGACCATGTATGATAACCAATCACATGCTGTTTTGATAAATGTTTAAAAGTATATTGATAATCTATTAAAACATCTTCTTTTGTCATTAGATTTTGTCTGTATAATTCATTACAAATAACACGACCACCAATTGCTCTACCTAATGTTCCACCTACAATCGCACCGATAGGACCACCTAATGATGCACCGATATATGTACCTAATCCTGTTCCAACAGCAGATTTAGCCGCAGTTTCTGGGTCATCCCCTCCAATTAAATCTACAAAAAATGATGTAACACCTGCACCAACACCTGCACCAATATTTTTTCTATCTGTAAATCTTGAGCCAAAACTTCTTTCTTTTGGTTGACCTTTTGATGAAAAACCAGAATCTGCTATTTCTTTATATCTATTTTGTTGTGTTTCATCTAAACCACCTACCATATTAGTGTCTGTTGTTTGTTTAGAAGTGGCAAATGCATCACCTACTTTCATACCTGCATCTGATTTTGTGGTTGTTGTTTGTGGTTTAAATGCAAAAACACCATCTTGTATTTCTTGTGCGTTTCCTGATTTAACAGCTTGGTCAAATAAATCACCATAACCTAATTTATCTGCTGTTTCTTTTGTTGCTATTTTAGGATTAAAAATTAAATTTTGTTTTGATTCTGCAAATTTAGAAAAACCTTTATCTGATAAATCACCTAATGTAAATGTTTTTGTTCCAAAACCTACACCTGATTTTAAACCTTCTGTTAATTTTTCTGTAGTTGTAAGACCTGTTTGACTGCCTGTTGGTAATATATCAAAAGTGGTATCAAACATTGCAGAACCTACATTAGCGCCTAATTGTGTTCCTATCGCACCAACTGTATCTTTAATTAATTGTTTTTCTATCTGGTCTGGAGATAAGAAATCTGGTGATTGTCCTTGTTGGTTAACTAAATTTTTATATTGGTCTAAAGCTGTTTTATCAAATTCATCATTTGGATTATATGTTCTTTCGCCAGTTTGTATTGTTTTAACCCAATTTAAAACTGGCATATATTGTGTGCCATAATATTTTAAATCAAATGGTTGTTCTGGCTTTTGTGATTCTAATTGATAAACACCATATGAAAATTCTTCATTAGGATTTACATTAGAATTTAAAGCACCATATGTGTTTACTGACATTAACTTACCTCCAATAAACTTACAATAACATGTAATCTATTAGCATTTCCTGCTTGACTTTTTAAAATCTCGCTTTCTTGTATTATAAGTGGTTGTGTTAATAATTCAACCGTAGAATTTGCAGATACAGATTTAGTTTTATAAATAGAAAAAACATCAGAGCCAGATGTTAATGTAACATCTATTGTTGAGCCACTTCCACTATCATCATTGACAAGAATACTTTTAACAATTGTTTGAGTTGCAGTAGGACAAGTATATATTGTTGTATTGTCTGTAGTTGTTAAATCTGCTTTTGCATTTTTATAATTATTAGGCAAAGAAAAATCCTTTTGCAGATGCTCTGTCTTCAGTTTCTTGATTAGCAGTTAATATTTGATTGCTATTTTGTAATTCTTTTAATTCTAATGCAGATATTAAATTTTGATTGAAAACAATTGTTGCATTGAATTTACCCAAAAAAGCTTCTGCAGGTGCAGGTGCTGATATTGGTGTGGGTGGTGTTGGTAATCTTATTGTCATCTTAAACTGTCCTCTCTAGCATTAATTCTAAAATCTCCAATAGACCAATCATCATCTGTTCCTGTGCTTGAATATTTTATTGCTATTTGTCTACCTTTTGCTCTTGTACTTACTTTTCTTGTTGATGATGTTACTGTAAATGGACCTTTTGTTATTTCTGTAGCCTGTGGATATTTTCTTGATTTAAATTCTACTAACAAATTTGTTTCTGAAGTCATTGATGCATCAGGCACAATTTTGTCAATCATGTATAATCTACTACCAGTTTCATCTATTTCTACTTCTGACGTTTCAATATGACAATTCATTGCAGAACCATTATCACTTGTTCCTGTTTCATGATTATACAATCTACCATCTTTATCAAATGCAAATGGCACTGTTCTAAATCCTGTAGCATCTAACCAAGTATTTCTTTGTAAAGAACCAATAGACCATACATTTTCTTGATAATTATATGTTACATAACTATCTGGCTCTGGATTTGATTCCTCTTCATTAGCTGTACTTACATAATACCATGTTAATTCACTAAATTTTTTATTATGTCCTACATGAATTTTGTCTTGATATCTAATTTGCATCCTATCAAATACAAATTGTTTTACAGGACAAGGTAACTCTTGCACATTACCATTATAGAAATAAAAATTACTTTTACCAATCCAATAGACACTGCCATCAACACTAATCGTTCCATTAATCGCAACAGCACCACAATTTACAGCTAATAATCTAAATGAAAATGTAAATGGTGGACCTGTAAATGTCATGCCATAAACTGCTTCATCTGTATTTATAAAAGTTTCATCTTTAGTAGGTGTAATGGCAATAATTTTATTTCCAACTTCTAATCTTTGGTCACCTGCTGTATTTGTGGCTGTTACAGTAAAATTTGTAAAATCTTCTTGGTCAGAAAATCTTACTAACATAGGGTCAAAAACACCATCAATTATATTATTTGTTCCTGCTAATATTAAATGTCTGTCTGGAAAAGATATACTCATCATTCTATTTTGAGTAGGTACACCTGATGCACCACCTAAACTAGAAGCTAAAACTGCTCTTTGATTTTCTCCACCAGATGTATCCCAATAATATAATCTACCTAATCTATTTAATGCTAATAAATCATCTCCCCATATTTGTAATGACCATTGAGTTGCTTCCAATGACACATCAGATGTTGCAGTTGACCTTGCAGTTCCCCAAGTATCATCTCCCCATGCACCAACACCCCAACCTAAAGCAGGGTCTGAACTTTCAATGCCAACATTTTCTGCGTTGCCTATAAGATATTTTATATTCATTGTTCCACCACCAGAAGAAACTGTACTTGATGCAGTATCTGGAGACACAAAAGAATAACTGTTATCAGTAATTTTTGTGATTTGATAACCTTCAATACGATTTAATGTATCAGCAGATATGCCACCTATAGCAGTTGCACTATCCAAAACAACAAAATCTCCTGTAACTGCGCCATGTGATGTATCTGTTACAGTAATTGTTGTTGAACCATCTGTTGTTGCTAACGGATTTGATAATGAAGATGATGTTTTTCTCAGTGGTGTTATATCAAATAAAACATCTGCTTTTAAAATATATAAATGTGATGATGTGCCTAAAGCAATTCTATCTGCACCATCATCAAGACTTCTCCAAAATATCATTTTTTTTGGTTTGCCTTGCACAAGTGTTGTTGTTGAAGTTGATGTTGTTCTAAAATAATTTTCCTCTTGCCAACCACCTATTTTTTTTGGATAGCCATTTACAAATCTAACAAGATTTGAATCAACATAGAATGGACCATTTTTACCTGCTGAATATTCTGTAATATCTTTTACAACACCGGGTCTAAATTTTAACAATCTTAAACTCAAATTATATCCTTCATTCTTTGTACTAATCTATCTGCTCTGTTAGTTACTTGTCTATACCACTTGGAATTTTTCATCTCCTCGCTTGCAGAAACAAAATCCCTGTTATCAACATGTTTTTTCATTTTCAAAAATCTGCTTAAACGAGGACGACCAAGATTAAACATCATATTGGCAATAATCAATTGTGCTTCTTCTGGTAAATCATAAAAATCATCATATAGATATGTACATTCTTGTAATGTAACTTTTATATCTTCATCAAATAATTCATTAACTCTTTCTTCATCTATTTTAGTGCCTACTTCTAAATCATATTCTGGGTCTGTTTCTTTTATCAAATGTCCCACTCCACAAGTCGGTAGGGAAAGGTGGTCTAAATATATTTCATATTTTACACCTTCATCAATTTTTAATTCTTCTCGTAATTGTTCTATATTCACTTTTTTAGCCTATCATTATCTATTACACCACAAATAGGGCATTTATACACACCTTTTATTTCTGTTTCATTCATGTTTACTTTACATCTTTCACACATCATTTTTTTGTGTCCGTTTTTTTCATCTTATCATAAGACCTCATTCCACCAATCCCTAACATGCCAAACATTAATGGCATCATTACTGACATATCTGCTTGAGGTATATTAACACCAAATCCTGCACAAATTGGTGCCACCATGTAATTTATGCCAAGAGATAGACCAGAAATCCAGCCAATAAGTGGGCGCCATGATGATTGAAACCAATTTCCTCTAGCATCTTCTTTAAGAACCTCAATTTGAGCAAGTGCTAATTCTTGACCATGTTTTTCAGCCATTGTAGCAATATCATGTGCTAATTTATTTTTTGTGTCCTTATCTTCAATAAATTTGCCTAATAATTTAGTGGCAGGACCTATTAATGCTTGTATCATTAGTATAACCTCATATTTTCATTAACATTGACAAGTTTGCAATAACAATTATAGTTTTTGTTTTCTTCACCAATTTTAATAGTTTGATTTGATAAAAATTTTTTAAAATATACACAATTATTTATATTTGCTAAATGCATTATACCTGCAGGATTTCCTGCTAAATAACATAATAAAACAAATGCAGGTTTCATTTGCCATTCCTATTCATTAAAGCAGATGCACCCATATAGGCACCAACAATACCAGCACCAGAAATATAAAAAAGGTTAGAAACATCTGAAAGGGCTTTAACTCTATCAATATCCACCAAAAAGAGAGCAAGAGTAAAAACACCCATACCAACCAAACTGGCAGTTGCCATTCTTCTTTGCGCTCTTTGTTTTCGTAAATCATGTTCTAATTTTTTTATTTCAGTAACATGATTTAACTCTTCATCAGAAACTATCCCATCTCCATCTTCATCATATTCTGCATAAATAGATTGTTTCTGTAATTTTTTTTGAGGCATTATTAAATCTCATCTGGAAAATCATTTATAGGTGGATTATTGCCATCTGAAGGTGTATCAAATAATTTAGTAAAATCTGCAAGATTACTACAATTATTAATAGCTGTTTCAATAGATGCACATTTTGTCCTAATGGTATCTCTATATGTTGTTATATCATTAGGAATAGCTGTAGATTTTTCTGCATTTCTTACAATCATCCAATCATGTTTAGATAATTTTTCTTGTGCTGTTTTTTTTGTTTGAGTTATCCAAATAGATTTCAAACCTAATGTTATGACTTGATTTCCATTTGCGTCTAAAACAGCTTTTCCATCTTCATCAACTTCTTTTATATCTGTAAGACTGCGTTCTATTAGAGAACCATCTGTTTTTCTCCCAAAATAAAATCTATTATCAAAAGGTTCTTGAGATTTAGGTGCTTCTTCCCATGTTAAACCTTTGGCTTTTTTATCATCATCTGACCATCTTGACCATTGTGCAGGATGTTGAGTGCCATCATCAGATACCCATGTTTTACCCTCTGTGATATAAGTTCCATCTTTTTTCTTCCAAGGCATTATTATCTCCTATCTTGCATTACTAAATTTAAATGGCTGTTCGGCGAAAGCCAAATATAAGAATGTTCCACCACTACTATTATAAACTGCTTCTGTTGACCTAATTTTAAATCCTTGAGATAAAAAATCTACATTAATTGAAGGACTTAAAGTTGAGCCATCTATTTCAACATGATTTCCATTAGCAGAAAGATATCTATCTACTGCATTAAATGTATTTCTTTTATTATCTAACATTTGCCACCCACCACTATCATTACTTCTTTTTAGCATAATGAAGGCCGGTCTAAACCCAAGATATGCATAGGGTCCGTCAGTTGAGCCGTTTCCCGTATAACTGCCAACCGCCGAATATCCCTCTACGTTGGCAAAGCAATACATAACATAAGTTTTTGTGCTTTGATTTACTGTGCTATCTGTATTAATTGTAACAACACTACTTGTAGGTGCTGTATTATTAAATGAACCACTATTTGAGCTAAATGCATTTCCATCAAAATACAATTGACCAGTAAAACCACTTTGGTCTTGCCCTATAACCCAATTTGGAACACTACCACCTGTTCTATTTTTTAAAATGACCATGCTTGGTGCTACATTTAATCCATGTCCTAATGTAGCTAAAGAACCAGTACCAGTATAAGTTATAATACTAAATCCAGATGTTTCGTTTGTTTGTGTAACACATAGAAGTGAACCATCAAAGTTTGTTGAGCCAAAAGATGTGTTAGTGTTTATTTGACCACCCATGCCTGAATGATAATGACACCAATAGTATAAAGTTGGTGCTGAACTGGCTACAGTAATTATAATTTGTCTTGTTGTTGCACTATTAAATTCACTAACATAATCACTTTCAGTTTTTGTTACTCCATCCAATTTGTAAACAACACCTGTTGAATATGTACTTCCACCACCATGAGAACCATTTGATGTTGTACTAAATTTCATAGGATGTCCATCTACAGAACTATCAGATAAGTCAAACGTATATGTTCCAAGTTCTTGCAAATCTAAAGTAACTGCACTTTGAGCAAATGTTGCATTATCTGCTGAATTTCTAAATCTATATTTGTTTCCCCCATCAGAAACAACGACAACTTTATATGTTTTGGCAGGTGTTGAGCCACCACACTTCCAAGTCCAAACAACAAAAGTTGTTCCATTATTATTATCTAATCCTCCTGATACTTGAATACCATTTGTTACAATCTTAGGATGAGTGTCATTTGCTTCTGCATCTGTAGTGTTTGTATGCAGATTTGGAAAATTATCACCATTTCTTCTTGAACTATCTATTAAAGTATGTTGAGTTACTTGACTTCTGCCCTTATTCCAACTCCAATCTGGTGTAAATGTATTCAAAGCAATATTTCTATCGCTTGTACCATCACCAGTATATAAAAATGTATTAAAATGGTCATCGGCTTGTGTGTCTTGTGCAGGACTGATAGTTAAATCTGGTAAATTTTGAGAACTCAAAGCTAAAAAACCACTAGGAGGTTCATACTGAAATTTACCAATGCCGTTAGAATCCGTATTTCCTGCTGTAGTTTCATTACCTGCAAATGTATCATCTGAACCAAAATTAACATTCAATGTATTATTAGATGTTTGTCTTACAAAAGAAGGTGTCAATCTACCAGTAACACCTGTAAATGCCGCATTTGTTGTTGTTCCTGCTTCTATCTGTGCTTTAACTGTAGCAGAATTATCACTTGTTCCTTTATTAAACCAACTGCCTTGTTTACCAAACCATATAGCACCATTATCTACATCAAGAGCAACCATTACAACATGTCCGTCTGCTACAGTTCCTCCATAACCACTTGTGTAGTTACTATTATTGACTAATTGTGCCGCACCACTGTTATCATTTGTAACAAGAACCCACTCATATTGGTCAACACCACCATCTTCATTTGCCATAATATATTTTTCAGTATCAAATACACCCATTGCAAATCTATTTGAACTGCTTTGTCTTACTTCCCAATACCATTTTCCACTATTAACAGCAAAAGTTGCAGGTGTCCTCCCACTATTACTACCACTTGTGATTATTGCTTTTAAATTACCTTCTGACAGTGCAGACGCACTTTGTTTTCCTCCAGCATTTAAAACACAGAAACTATTTTCAGGACTATCTAATACAAAATCAGTTGATAAAATATTTGTTGTTTTTGTTAAATGATTGCCAGAACCAGATGCATCTGCAATTGTATTATTAGGTTGGTCTGTTCCAGAACCATATGGGTCTGTTCTTGAACTACCAGTTGTGTTTAAATCAGATGCATTAAAATCTAATCTAAATCCACCAGTGCCAAAATGAGTATTGCCATCTTCATAAAATTCTATCTGACCAACATGTACAGATTCAGATGTATTTGGTGTTATCACAACCCAATGATAAGTGAAAGCTGTTGTTGTAAAACTGCTAA